GAGAAGCGCTACTCTAATCCATGTAATGCGCTTGCTCATCATAAGATTAAGGGATGGTATTGAGTAAATCAGCTTTAAGAGATACCGGATCAACCAGACATTGGCGCTCGATTCGCAGTCGAATCTTGAGGCGTGATCAGTTTATTTGCCAATACTGTAATCAAGAGGCTACGACTGTAGATCATGTAGTTCCTCGTAGGCTTGGAGGAAATGATAGTGATGAGAATTTAGTTGCAAGTTGTCGAAAATGTAATTTATCTAAGGGTGGGCGTTTTTTTGTGGGCACAAGGACACCACCGACCCCCCGTTCCTTTTCTAACCCACAAAACACCTCAATCAGCCACGATCAGACTGGATCAGATTGATCAACCTTGAAACAGGCGAGATAAGCGTAGATCAGGCTTATTCGGGATTAGGAGGTGTGCAAACACCTCGTATTCACTCAAAACTCAATGATTTACCTTCAAAAGGTCAAGAGATGATCGATTTTGCTACCGAACTAGGCATCAACCTTATGGAATGGCAAAAGTTTGTTTGCATTCATGGTCATAAAGTCCGACCAGATGGGAGATGGCACGCTTCAGAATTAGGTTTGATTATGGCTAGACAACAAGGGAAGAGTACGCTCATGATGCTCCGGATCTTGACAGGAATGTTTGTGTGGGGCGAGGGCTTACAACTTGCCTCAGCTCATAGACTTACAACCTCACTTGAAACCTTTCGGCAGATTGTTGGCTTGATTGAAACAAATCCAAGACTTGAAAAAGAAGTAAAGAAAATCCGGTGGCAACATGGCGCGGAAGAAATTGAATTATTTGGTAACAGGCGGTTTGTTGTAAAGGCTGCAAACAATGCAGCTAGAGGTTTGAGCAAACCTGAAACTATTCACCTTGATGAATTGCGTGAATACAAAGATGAAGATGCTTGGTCATCAATGCGTTACTCAATGATGGCTGCTAAAAATCCGCAGGTATGGATTTATAGTTCGGCTGGCGACCAACATTCAGTAATTTTGAATAAATTACGCGAGAGGGCGTTGGCATCAGCTACAACCAACGATCCGATAGGTTGGTTTGAGTGGAGTGCTGAACCTGATGCTCCTATCTTGCTTCCGTCAGGCGAGATGAACTGGAGTGCATTCGCTCAAGCCAACCCATCACTAGGAATAACAATTCACCCAGATAACTTGAAAGCAGTTATCAACGATCCTCCAGATATTGTAAGAACCGAAGTATTGGCTCAATGGGTAGATACGATTAATTCTGCAATAGATGCGCAAAAGTGGGCAATGTGCCAAATAGATGCAATTCCGCTAGATCCTGAACAACCTACTTGGCTTGGTTTAGATTTAAGTCCTGATCGTAAATTTGGAGCATTAGTTGCTGCTCAAAGATTATCGGGTGAAAGATTTTACATTCAATTGCTTCACACTTGGAGTAATGATTACAGCTTAAACGATTTAGCCGTTGCAAACGATATTGCGCCTTATGTTAGAAAATACAACACACAAACTGTGGCTTATAGCAAAAGAACTAGCCAAGCAGTTGCGAGCCGTCTAAATTCTGCTGGAATCCAAGTTACTGATATGGATGGAGCAATATACGCGGAAAGTTGCGACAGGTGGCTTGGAGCAATTAACTCACACAGGTTGCAGCATTCAGGTCAAGAGGAATTGACTCAACAAACATTATCAGCTGCTAAATTGCCATTTGGTGATGGATCTTGGATTATTGGAAGGAGGGCTAGTAGGGTCGCTGTCTGCGCTAGTGTTGCATCAGCATTAGTTACATATTTTGCGACACAACCTGAAACAGAAACAGACATACAAATCGCATAAATTTGACTTTATGGTATATTATACACTAATGGGATTATTCGATAGATTTTTGACAAGTCAGACACCAACAATTCAAACAGATGTAGCTGCTGCCAATACGCCTTACAATTTACAACAAGCTGTTGGTGGATTATTTTATGGAGCACAAACTGCAACACGCGAACAAGCGATGTCAGTTCCATCAGCTGCTAGAGCAAGAAATATAATTTGCTCAACAATCGGTTCGTTGCCAATTGAAAGTTACAATCATTTTACAAAAGAACATTTACGACCACAGCGCGTAATTATGCAACCAGATCCAAGAATTGCAGGATCAGCAATCTATGCATGGTTAGCAGAGGATTTATTATTTAGAGGCGTGGCTTATGGTCAAGTATTAGATAGTTACTCATCAACAGATGCAAGTCGCATTCGTGCGTGGACAAGAGTTTCACCAGATCGCGTTACTTATAACTTAAATACAAATCAAACTGAAATTACAGAATACTTAATTGATGGAATGCATATTCCTGCAAGTGGCGTAGGCAGTATTATCGTATTCAGCGGACTTGATGAAGGTGTCTTAAATAGAGCAGGTCGCACAATCCGCGCAGCTCAGGAACTAGAAAAAGCAGCAGAACTTTATGCCAAAGAGCCAGTTCCAACAATGGTGTTAAAATCAAATGGAACAAATCTTGCACCAGAGCGAATTACAAAACTTCTTGAGAGTTGGAAGATTGCTAGAAATACAAGAGCAACTGCATTCTTAAATGCTGATGTTGAATTAACAGCATTAGGCTTTGATCCACAAAAATTACAATTAAACGAAGCACGCCAATACCTTGCAACAGAAATTGCAAGAGCAGTTGGTATTCCAGCATCATTTTTATCTGCTGAAACAACAAGCATGACATACAGCACGACTATTATGGAGCGCAAAGCCCTTATCGACTTCAGCTTGAGAAATATAATTACACCTTTGGAGCAACGCCTGTCCGCAAGTGATTTTGTTCCAAATGGTGTTGAAGTTCGATTTGACATTGATGATTTCTTGAGAGGCTCAGCATTAGAGCGTGCTCAAGTTTATGAAATCCTAAACCGCATCGGTGCAATGAGCATCGAACAAATCCAAGAGGAAGAGGACTTAATCCGATGAAGATTAATTTCCCAGTAACACTAACCGCAGCCGATAGTCGCAAGCGCACAATCTCAGGAACAATTGTTACTTGGGGCGAGCGTGGCAATACTTCCGCTGGAGCAACTGTATTCGAGGAAGGTTCGATTGACTTCTCAAAGCCTGTCAAGTTATTACTCGAGCATGATCGCACTCGACCAATTGGCAAGATGATGGATATTACAGCTGACAGCAATGGCATTGAAGCAACATTTAAGATTGCCGGAACTATTGCAGGTGATGATAGTTTGCTTGAAGCAGCTGAAGGTTTAAGAGATGGATTTAGTGTTGGCGTAATGGTTGATGACTGGAAAAACAAAGATGGTGTTATGTCAATCAGCGCAGCCAAGTTAATTGAGGTTAGTTTAGTAACTGATCCAGCAATTGATAGCGCGAGAGTTGCAGATGTCGCAGCAACCGAAACACCAGCAGAGAATTCCGAAGCAACCGCTGAGGATACAACAACACAGGAGGACAAAGTGTCTGACACAACTTCAGATGCTCCTATCGCAACCGAAGCGGTAGAAGCTGCTAAATCTGAGCCTGTGGCAATTCAAGCAAATCAACCAGTTGCTTACACAAAGCCACGCTCACCAATCGTAAATAAAGCAACATACCTAGAGCACTCAGTTCGCGCTGCACTAGGCAACGATGACAGCAAGTTATATGTTCGTGCAGCAGATGACACAACATCAAACAACGCTGGTCTTATCCCAACTCGTCAATTAACAGAAATCATTAATCCACTATCAAATGCAGATCGTCCAGCAGTAGATAGCGTTTCTCGCGGAGTTTTACCTGATGCGGGCATGTCATTTGAAATCCCTAAAATCACAGTCGTTCCTGTGGTTCAAGAGGAAACAGAAGCAGATGCAATTATCGAAACAGGATTAACTAACTCATTCTTAACTGTTTCTGTTAAGAAGTATGCTGGAGGACAAACATTCTCAGTTGAACTTCTTGATCGTTCATCACCAGCATTTTTTGATGAACTAGTTCGTCAGATGGAATTTGCTTACGCAAAAGCAACTGATGTTGCAGTAATTGCTGGTCTAGTTGCTGGCGGAACTGATGGCGGAAACCGCACATTAGATGCTGCTGGTTTGCTTGATTTCATTTCTGATGGATCTGTTTCAATCTACAAAGGAACACTTGGAACAGCTACAAACATTCTAGTTTCACCAGAGCAATTTGGTGCAATTATGAACCTTGCTGATGCTGGTCGCCCAATTTACCAAAACCTAATTGGCAACAGCAATCAAGGTGGAAATCTATCTGGTCAATCATTAGGCGGAAACCTACTTGGTCTAAACTTGCGTGTATCTCGCAACATGGCTGTCGGTGCTCCAACTGCTGATGACAGCTTAATTATGATCAATCCAGACAGTTACACTTGGTATGAGAGCGCACGCACACGCCTACAAACCAATGTTGCGTTGAACGGACAAATCGAGGTTTCTTACTATGGTTATGGCGCACTTGCCACCAAAGTAGGAGCTGGTGCTTACCGCTTCATGGTTGCTTAATTAAGTAACTGACTTAATGCCTACTGGTGCTCCCGCTGGTAGGCAGCTAATAATGGGAGACTTAAAGGAGATGACATGCCAACCATAATTACCGCAAGCGAATTGCGCTCTGTGCTTGGTGTGTCATCTTCCTTGTATTCAGATGCTTACTTAAATCAAATTATTGACACAGCAGAAACAGTTATTCTGCCGATGCTTGTTACATTCAAAGCACCAATTCAAGCAACTGTATTGTCAGACAATGTTGCTACATTTACCACACTAGGAATTCATGAATTTACCGAAGGACAATCAGTTGTCATCACAGGATGCGGAACACCTTACAACGGAACAAGAGTTGTGTTGGCAGATAATCTTGGACAATATACCTTTTCGCAATCGATCACTAATGCCGACATACTCGAGGCTAATGTCATTCCATCCGGAGTTGCTGCCCTTTCTGGCGGATCAACTTATGTTGGAAATGCAGCTGTTCAATCAGCCTGTTACACAGTTTCAGTTGAAGTCTTCCAAGCCAGACTTGCAGGTGGAGGACAAATTGAAGGAGTAGATTTTACTGCAACTCCGTTTCGCATGGGCAGATCATTATTCAATAAATGCGTGGGCATATTGGGAAGTTACATTGACACCGAAAGCATGTGTCAATAAATGCCTAATCAGACAATTCTTGAACAGATCCGCACACCTTTAGCAACTGCCTTATCTAGCGTTGCAGGAAATGTTTATGCATTTGTGCCTGAAACAGTAATACCGCCAGCCGTTGTTGTCGTGCCTGATAGTCCATACCTAGAATTTGAAACAATAAACAAAAGCAACATACGAGCAAAAGTTAATTTTACAATATCAGTTGCAGTTGCTTATAACAGCAATCCTGCATCACTTGATAACATTGAGCAGTTAGTCATTAGCGTTCTGGCAGTAATTCCAGCAGGATATATTGTCAGCTCGGTCGAAAGACCAACAGTTACCACAGTCGGAGCATCGACTTTGCTTATCGCAGATGTTCGAGTATCTACCTACTACACACGCACAGTCTAAGGAGAAATAATGGCAACCACAGTAATCACCGGTCGCGATATTTCGTTGTCTTTCACAGGTGGAACAGACATCGAAGCACAAGCAACCAGCGCAATTTTGACAAAGGTTTTAGAGCGACAGACCTATCAAACACTTGATGGCGAGGCTTACAAAACCACAAATGTATCAGCTACATTTGCACTTGAAATGTTAGCCGATTGGGGCAAGACAAGTTCCGTATGTGAGGCACTTTGGACTGCTTGCGATAGCGCACCAGACACAGACATCACAATTACATTGGTAAGCGCAACAGGCGCATCTTTTTCATTCCCAATTAAGCCAAGTTACCCAACAGTTGGTGGATCAGGAATGGATGCACAAACAGTTGCATACGAATTCCTAGTCACAGGTGGAGCAGTAACCGAAACATTTAGTTAAAAAATAGAAACGGGAGCAAAAAAATGAAGTTACCAATTACAATTGAATATAACTCAGGCGAGCAAGCAACATATATTGCCCAACCGCCTGAGTGGGCTAAATGGGAAAAGACAACTGGCAACACCATAAGCCAAGCAAAAGAAAAACTTGGCATGTGGGATCTGATGTTTTTAGCATACAACGCACACAAGCGTGAAGCTGCTGGAAAGCCAGTAAAACCATTTGATGCATGGATGGAAACTATTGCCGATGTAATAGTCGGTGATGCAGACCCAAAAGTCATCCAGCAGGAAGCCTAAGCAGATTATTGGTTGAGTTGGCAATTGCCACACAAATACCAATGAGTGAATGGGTTGATGCAGACGACATTTTAACAGCTATCGAAGTATTGGAGGCGAGGTATGGCAAGTGAAACCATTGCTTACAGTCGCAAT